ACGGTGCGAGTGATCGGACAAGGCATTTTGGGCAGAAAGCCCAAAGTCACGAGCGCCGTGGCGACCTTCAGGTTCGGCGTGTAAAAGTACTGCTCGCTGTCTCGTATTGTTTCGGTGTTCATATTTTAAAAAAGGCGACAGACTTTAGCCGGTCTGTCAGCGGGCGCGTGCGAGCGGGTGCGAGAAATTACATGCTCGGATACTGCGTCGCCTGAATCGTCATGGTGCGGAATGTGTCGCTGCTCTGCTCAGATGAGACGCTATCGACAACGATCTTGCCGCCGCTCACGCCGAACTCGGTCGTAGCATTTGCGATGGTCAAGAGACTGCCGACGGATGCTGTGGCAACTCCGCTTGATCCGTTGATTGCGCCTGAGATCGAGATGGTTGCGGTGCGCCCGTAGGTGGAGATGGCGACAATATCGCCATCTTCGTCCATGAGTTCAGCCTTCTGGCCTTGGACGGAGCGGTTGAACGAGGAAAGGATGATGCCGGTTTCGGCGGTTGCGCCGAAAGTAACACTTGCGGCAGAAGATGAGGTGATGACGGATGCGGCCATACCCGCAAAAAATGTCAACTCAGTTCAGGAACTCGGCAAAGACGACGCGAGTATTCCGCCCGCGCGCAATCTCCGCCTGCGTCGCGATCTGGGTCGGATTGTCGATGAATGCCCGGATGCGAGTGCTGCCTTCGAAGTCGTACGCCCAAAGTTTGTTTTCCCCAGGCGCGAAGAAGTATGTCGTCACGGCATGACCGGCGATCTTGCCGTTGCGTTGGTAGCCGTATTGCAAAACGCGGCTGGTGACGCCCTGCCTGCGAAGCCCAGCGTCCATTGCGATTGCGGTCGGCAGGCAGGCGTTCTTTTCCATTTCCATCCACCGCTCGGGGTTTGTCGGGGTGCATGCCGACAATGCGAGAATCAGGATGGCGAGAGCGGCTCTCACGCTAAAGGAGTCCGGTGTGGACCGTCACAGAGACGCTCCGCAAAAAGTGCCGGTCGGTTGTCGAGAGTGCAACCGGCCCGTCTCTCAGAACGCCGTAAACTTGGCAGGACTTAGGCTCGATAGCGTTGAGCTTGTCCACGATTCCAAAGACATCATGTGTCACACACAGCAATTCAGCCCAGAGATTTTCGAGTGTTTGCGCGTTTGCGTCGTCTGCTTGGACGGCTAAAACAACGTCAATGGTGAATTGAAAAATTGCGCTGTTTGTAATCGACTCCGACTGCCGGGTTGCCTTTACAAAACACGCTGGCAGCGTCATTGCGGCGAAGTTCTCCGACGATGTGACGGTCAAGTCGCTTTCAAATTCAGCCTGCAAATATCGAATGAACGCATCCGTGATTGCCTTTTCAAGCGTGCGAGTCGTAGTCGCGACCGCGCTTTTCGGTTCGGGTGTTGTCGAGAAAAAAATCATTTGTTCACGTCCTGAAGTGCGAAGTCCACTGAGACGGCATCCTGCGCCAGCTCCGCAGAGACGACGCGGAAGCTGGCAGCGTCAATCGCCACCACGTCGCCAAGGTTAATTTGCTGTGTGATGGCGTTGTAGGGCGCGGTGATTACCATCGCGATTTGCGTCATAAATCCGCCGTCTCCGACGCTGTTCTCGCACCGGAACGTTGTCCGATTGGCCGAGAATGTAGAGCCTTGAAACGTGACGGTGATCGGTAGTTCCCCGAGGACGGCAGCAAAGTCAGCAGCGAAATAAGTGGCGAGGCTCACATTGTGCCGGTTTCGTCAAATTAACCCCACGCTCTTGCAGAGTCGGTGGTATTCGCTGCCCCGTGTTGGCGTTTCCTTGCTCGTGTTATGCGTTGCGTTTGACCAGTGGATGATGTCGTAGGGCGTCGCCACCGGATGCGTGTAGGGCGAGCCTGCCACGCCACCGCAGTCGAAGTAGTTCTCGAATGTGCGGAATGAAATCCCGCTGCGCTGGAGGCCTTGAATCATCGCAATCATTGCTTCGTGCCAGTCGCGTCCAGCCATGCCGTCTTTGAGCATGTCGCCGATAATATCAGACATCTCGGCGGCGTAGGCAGAGCCTTTCGGAATTGCCATAACAACAGGCGAGATCATCGAGAGCCACGGCGTGAAGGTGTAATCCTCTGCGACGATCTTCTTCGTGACCGCCACGTCCATTTGCACCCAGATTCCGCCGTGCTCGTGAAGGGTCTTGAAGGCGAAGTAGTCGCTCCAATGCGCAAACGAGCCGATTCCACCGTTCGGAATGCCGGTATGCGGATTGCCTGCGAATCCGATTGGCTGAACGTAGTCCTTCGGGACTTGGCGCACTTCCACCAAGTCGGGAACGCCAGCGACTTTTTGATTGGTCCAGAGAATCGGCTTGTGTCCGACTTCGAGTAAAAGCTGAAGCGTGAGTTTTTCCATGAGGCCGAGGCGCGGCCCGATCCAGACTGAGTGTGTCGTACTCATTTGCGTGCGAGGACGGTGAGGCCGTTGCAGTTCTCGTAGTGCTCCGCAATCTTCCAGTGTTCGTTGTCACGTAGGAACTCTTGAATTGCCAAGTTGATTCCGGCGCCGTTGTCTTCACCGAGAACGCCAAAGGCAACCGTGTCATGGAAAACAATGTATTTGCGCGCCTGGTTGCCGTGCTTTTCAAGCTCGCCTTTGACCTGTGCGTAGGTGTGAAGCGTATCGATGAAAAGCAGGTCGGTCGGTTCGATTGTTTCAGCGTCGAGTGTGCTGCCCTGCTGGAATGTCCAGTCGATTGCAAGCTGTGAGCTGATTCCGTGTACGTTGAAAAAGTCATGCAAGTCGTAGCTGCGAAGCTTCGTGTTTGGCTTGTTTGAGAGGCCATGCAGGAATGAGTAAGTGGACATCCCTGTTCGCACTCCGAACTCTGTCACGTGTTCGCATTGCCGCGCGAGCTGCGCAAGGCGGAGCATGTGTTCGTTAATATCGCCTGCGATGGATCGCGAGCGGTTGAAAATGTTGATGAGAGGCCACTGCGCAACGAAAGCGTTCACGCCGTATTGATAGGCACGCTCGGAGTTTTGAAGGTCAACGATGGCGTCGGTCGGGCGCGTTCCGTTGATCGGGTGATCGTGCTGCCATTTCAAGCCCTTCACCTGCAAGACAGGCGATTCAAGCTGCGTGCGAGTCGTAAAATCGTTGTCGCAAAAAACGCCGTAATAATTCGGATGGAAAACATACTTGCGCTTGTTGTAGAGCGCCCGAGAGAGAACCGGATGGCACATGAGGCCGTCTTCGCGGAGCGAGTCTGGCACGTAACATGCCCACTCTTCACTCCCTGCGGGGAGTTTTTGCAACTCTTCATCCCATCCCTGCGGCGGGGTGAGATCGTCGGCAATGACTACGAGGATGTCGCCGGTTGCGTAGGCGGCGGCCAAGTTCCAGTTTGCAACGCTGGAGGATGCCCAGTCAGGCGGCGGGACGCTGAGCGCGGCGGTTTCAAATTGCAAGTGTGATTCCTTATCGTCCGACTGAATGCCGAAAATATGTTCGACGTTCTCGGGATTTGTCGCGCGCTCAAGCCATGTCTGTTTTGTGGCGAGGGCGCGTTGTGGTGTGTTTCGGGTTGCGTGGAGTAGGCTGATTTTTTTCATGGATTTGTTGGGTTTTGGGTTAGTGTTTCAAAGATTCTCTTCGCGCGTTCGCGTTCGATGGGATCGCTGCATCGCTCGTGCGTAGCGTCCTTTGGAACCGGCTCAAAAGCCGGATGGTGATGAACGAAAACAACGTCACGAGCGTCCACAATGGCGCCCGCTTTCTCGGCACGAATGGTGAACTCTGCGTCCGAAAATTGGTTTTTGAAATCGGGGTGAAAGAGTCCGTGTTTGTCATAAAATTTTCGTGTGCAAATTGCCATCGGCAGAAGTTCGTCGGTGCGGTATCCGTCCGAGATGCGGAGAACCTTCTCGGCATTGATGTCCAAGCGGCTCTCGATCATGTCATCCCAGCCAGGCGGGCATTCGAAGTCGTCTGAGAATTGCGCAAGGATGTCGCCTGTGCTCACGCTGGCAGCCAGATTCCACGCTCCGACTGAGCCGCCGTCTATCTCTTGGCAGACCCCGCAGAAGCGTTGCAAAACGGCTGCGGAGGCGTCGTCTGAATCGACCGCAAAGATGTGTTCTACGCGCTCCGGCTTGTTTGCGCGTGAGAGCCATAGGTTCATGTTCTGAACCGCTTGCAACGGCCTCCCGCGCGTGGCGTGAAGGAGTGAAATGCGCGGGTGCGGTGCGTCATTGAGAACCTGCATTTCAAGGTTGAATGCCTCTTCCTTTCGGCCTGCCAGCCTGAGCGCCCAAGCGCGGAGTCGCTTGGCTTTGACGCCGTAGTACTCGGCCTTGTGCGTCCACTGCGTGAATGCGGGGACGGGGATTTTCTCCATTTCGTCGAGAAGCGCGAGAGACTCAACCGGCTTGCCTTCGTCGAGAAGAATGGACGCTTCCAGCGCGACGGCTTCGCGGCGTGCGGGGTCGAGTTTGCGCGCGGCCTGAGCAAAGCGGAGCGAGGATTCGCCGTCCGTCATGTTGCTCATGTTCATCAGCGTTTCATACTTGTGGACGAGATCCAAATCCTTCATGGCGATGGCCTCCGCGCCGTAGCGCAAGGATAGGTCACGCTGTCCGGTAATCATTTTTTCGTAGTGAAGATAGAACTTCCAATGCGGTGCGAATTGATCTTGCCATTCGAGAATGCGCTGGTTGCGGTCGTTACTCTTGCGCTGGCCGAGCGGCGGCATGTGGTGAATTTCCAAGTCGCGCCGCATGTAAATTTTGATTGTCTTCGTGGGATGCACGTTCTCATGGACCGCCCGCCACCAGTAGCCGGTGCGGTAGCGGAAAAACCGCTCTCGCGGTGCGCGCTTGTGTTGCTCGGGGATAACGTAATCGCTCAGTATCCAGTCACACTCTGCCGGACAGTCGCGGAGCGCCTTCAGCGTAGGCGTAACCATGTTGTCTTGAAGCACGTCGTCACAGTCTGCCCACATTACCCAGCCGCCTTCGCCGGTCAGGTCGTAGGCTTTTTCAAATGCGACATTCCGCGCGGCGGCGAAGTCGTCGAGATGCGGCCAATGGCGGCAGAGTGGTGAGTTGCGATATTCGCCAACGTGACAGCCGAGGTTCTTGGCGATGTCGAGAGTGGCGTCGGGTTCGAGTGCTCCGACGGCGCGGATGATGACGACATCATCGCATATTTTTTGCAGGGATCGGACGCACCGCTCGATGCGCTCGGCTTCGTTGCCGCAAATTAAGCCTGCGACAAGGCGAATTTTTTGGTTCATGTTTCTGCACAGGGGGCGATGTCAAAAGGGCAACAAAAAACCCGCTCCTTGTGAGAGCGGGCTTGATGTGAACCGTGATCTTTTACAGGCCGGTCGTGATGCGGATGATCGAGGAGCCGTCGACAACCTTCTCGGATACGTGCTGGCGCACGCGAAGGATGTTCGAGCGGCGGGCTTCGTCGCGGTAGGTCTCGGACACGAAAGGCACTGGGCTGTCAGCGCCCCAGAGGATCGTGCGTCCGAATCCACCGGCTGCGAACTCACCGCCAACTGTGTTGGCGAGTGCAAGGTAGCTGTCACCCCAGACGAATCCGCCTGAGTAAGTTTGACCCTTCTTGGCAGTGTTGCGAGGAGCGCGGCCAACGAGAACTTTCTCAACGCCGACTGCCTGAGCAACTTCTTGCTCGGAGAGGAGGCGGGTGGAGTTCGTGGCGACTACGCCGAACATTTGATTCTGCACCTTGGTCGAGCGGCGGACGCGCTCGAAAAGGACTGCGGACATAACGAGCGTGTTAGGAAGCACGCCATATTTGGCGAGTTCCAACTTGCCTGCGGCAACGTCGGCTGCGAGATCGAAGGTTGTGATGTTGGCTTCGGTGTAGGCGGCGGTTGCACCGGCTGCGGAGATGGCTGTGAGGCCGTTCGCTGCGTAGGTGAGCGAGGCAACGCGAAGCTCGTGGCCGATTTGAATCTGGCTGAGGAGCATGTCGGCAACGGCGACTTCCACGTCGAGGAAGCGGGCGAGGTCGCGCTGAGTTGCGTCGGGGAGAACTTCCTCCAAGCCGTACTCGGTAGTGGCGAATGTGTCCGATGTGAACTTGCGGCCAACGCGAGGATAAGCAGAGCCTGCGGCGATCTTGGTTGAGTCGTCGTTGAGTGCCTCAGATGCGCCCAGGTTGATTTTCAGATACTCGCCCGAGCGAACGTCGGCAACGTAGATAGGCATGACTTCGGCGCCGATGAAGAGGTTCTGCTTGTTGGAGCGGCCCTCGTAAACGGCCTGTGCGATGTCTCCGCGAATTGTGGTGGTGGTGAGTGACATGGTAGTTGGTTAGTTGAGTGTTTCGGTCAAATGCTCAGATGCGGACTGCGAACTCGATGATGTCGCCGGTTACGCCGGAATTGATTGCGGTTCCGAGAGTCACGCCGGAGGTGACGAGCGTTCCGACAATCACGCCGCCGGTTGTGGCGAAAACCGAATTGCCAGCGGTCACAGGACCGGGCGAAACGATTCCAAATTGAGTTGCCTTGAAGAGTTTCACTTCGCCAACGCCTGAGGCGGCAACGTCGTCTTGAAGGACGCCGATGACTTCGGAGGCGGTTACGAGTGCGGCGGCTGCGTTGTCGCCGGAGCAACGGACGAGCGTGTTACCTGAGAGCGCGGTCGCGAATGTGAACGAGCGGAATGGGATGTCATTTTGGGTTGCCATGATTGAGTAGTGATTAGAGGTTGTGGAGTTGATTGGAGTCGCGGAGGGCGATGTATTCAGCGGGGTGATTCGACATCGCAAATTTGATCGCGGCAGTCTTGGAACCGAGTTCTGCGGTTTTCGCTTCGATCAAATTCTTCAGATCAAATTTGACTTCGGCAGGGACTTCGGCGGGAGCGGATGCCTTCATGGGAGCCGCGCCAAAGTTGGAAATGATGGTGTCGAGTTTGGCTTCGAGCTTGGACATTTCAGAGTCCTTCATGGGCTCGTCCTTTGGCTCTTCGGGAGCGGCTTCCATGGCCTTCTTGTAATCGCCAAAGGCGGATTCAAGGGCGCTGAGTCGGGAGACGATGTCGGCAATGCTCACTTCGTCTTCCTTGGGTTCGATTTCGATTTCGGGTGTGTCTTCCATTTGCTTGGAAATTTTGTCAACTGACTTGGCTTCGAAGCTGAAGAGGCCGGTGGGATTTGCTGCGGGTGTCTGCACGAGATCGGCTGAGTAAAGTTCCTCACACGATGCAAAGCTCTTGCCGCCGATGTCCCGCACAGGCCCGCTGAATGCAATCGAAATGCCGAATGTGTCGGGAAGCTTCTCGGCAATTTCCAAGACGTAGGCGCGCCGGTCTGCGTTTTGCAGAAGGTTCAAATCTCCGAGGAGTTTTTCTCCGACGATGCGAAAGTTATCGACAAAGCCGATGATGTCTTTGATGCCCGCGCCGTGGTCGAGATTGACTTTGACGCCGCCCGCATAGGTTTCCGCACACGCCTTGACCTCGCGCAATGTTTGCGCATCCACGTAGAGTCCGTGGCCCTTGGCCTCGCCAACTGAGATGATTGAAACTGCTTCGATGACGTCGCTCATGCGAGGCGGCGATGTCAAAAGAAAGGGTGCCGATGGAGTCCAGGTCGCTCGGTGGCTTGATGCGCTTCCTCGAAAAAGCGCGGTTGCCCGCGTCGAGTAAGGGTAGCGGCGCTCATACAAACGCCGCTCGCCCGCCCCAAGCTACGACTTAGTGGCGCACCGCCCTCGATGCTCCACCGACAAAATTAATCGTCATATTGGTCAATGATGTCCTGCAAAAACATTTCCTCAAGCGCGGCCTGTGCGAGTAGCAACATTTCAGCTTCGTCATCTTCGTGGGAATATACGACGTCGAAGGAACATGAAATCGACTGCCGCACGCGATTGGCTGAAATGTTTTGCACGTTGCCCTGCAAAAAAATCTTCTCGCATGTCGATACGTCCGCAAGCCCACTTCCAGACAGGAATGAGAAGCCGCGCACGCTTGCGGTTGTCGATATTGAAATCCCGACGTCTGCGGTGCTGAGTTTCGCAGATACGCCGCGCGCAATTTCGACGATTACTCTCTGGCCGTGCCGATAGAACCCGCCCGGCAAATCCCGCCCGCTTACAATCGGCGGCGGCGGCGGTGGCGGCGTTACTGCGTCCGGGTCCAGAAGCCCTTGGATGCCGATTGAAAGCGGCGTCGGGCTTGAAAGCAGGCCCTGCGTTGCGATGAGCAGGCTGACTAGCATGACTTAGACTCGCGTGACGGTTGTGCTAGCGACTCCGTCGCCTGTTATGTTTTGCGAGACCGCGCCAGCCGCGCGGCTTGAAGGTGTGACGGTCAACGCGCTGCCGGATTTCAAGCCGTGGATGAGGTGGATTTCCTGCAATTCAGGAACAGCAAATGCGGTCAGGACACCAGCGTCAAAAGCACCTGAGACGATTACGCCGGTCTGAAATTGATGGACATTGGCGGCGGCATGATTCTGAGCGTTTATTGCCAATTCGTTATTTGCGCTGGTCGATCGCACGATCCGCCCGCCGTAAGTTCCGCTCGTTGTATGCCCGCTCGTGGCTTCGTCCCAGACAGCATCCGCAATGCCTGCGGTGGTGGCGGTCGAGAGATCGTTCACCAAAATTTCAGCCGTGCCATTCCACGCGATGAGTCCGCTCGAAAGCGGAGTTACGCCGGACTGGTAGAAAACAACCTGATACGTGCCTGCCGTGATTGTCGGCATGTTGGCGGAATAAAACCTTGAGCTGCCAACTTCCGCGCATGTTATCGCGGAGCCGACTGTTGCGCCGGTCTGGAAGAGTTGCGCGGTGATCGTTAGCCCACTGGTTGCCTGTGCTGTGTTGAGTTCGTTCGCCATGGTTTTTTAAGATGAGAGTTCGGACATCGTTGCAATGACCGCCGCGTCAAAGGTCACTGGTGGCATGGGCCAATCGTTTCGTGGGTTTTGGTCTTGCGCGAAAATTGTAAGCACGCCTTGCAAATAGGCTTCGAGCGCGTCGAGTTCCGCGCATGATTTGTTTGCGGCAGTTAAGTTGATGCGAAGGTAGATGAGCGTCGGCTGGTAGTCGCTGCCGAGGCCCACGCTTTGCAAGTGTTCGATGGCGGTTACGCTTGGTTGAATTACTGAAATGTAATTTGCGACGGCTTCTTCCACTTCCGCGCTTGTTGCAGTCGCGGGTAATACCAACGGCTGACGACTTGGGTCGTAGTCGTCCGTTACGATAATCGCGATTGGTGAGTATGCGATGGCCATTAGAGTAAAGCGGAGATTTGCAGGAAAACCATACCACCGCGAGGTGCGCCAGTTTGAACTGTTGTTCCGCTTGCTGCCAGCGTCGGCCATGTTCCGAACGTCTGTGCAACCGACCTCCAGCCGCCGGTACTTGTACCGCCTGCTGATATATTCGCGAGCGTTGTCGAACCAATAGCGTATGCGGCTGCGAGTTGCGCTGAGCCGGTCAAATGCTGCATGGTGATCGCTGCGTTTGAATTGACCGCCATCCAATAAGTTGTTTTTTCAGACAAGTTGAAATCCGTTATGTTGTCGGAAATCGTGGTGGCCGTCACGCCACTCAAACTGACCGTACTCGCAAGCGGCGCGCCGTTTGGCTCGCCCGCAGATGAGGCGTAAATTGCGAGCTGCACGGACGATGCGACTACGCCAGTCGTTACACGCGCTCCAAGTTCGCCGACTGTGATAGCCCGTTGAACTGTGAAAGGGTATAAATAAATCGTATTTGCAACCATCGCTGCGCCTGCGCCAAGGGTTCCATAATGGGGACAAATCCAAAAAGTGCTTGCATAGAGGTCGTTTGCTGCGCCGCCTGATGGCGCGGCCCACGTCCCATCTGCGCGAAGAAAGTTTGACGTCCCTCCGCCGGATGATGGCGCAAGGCCTTTTAAGCTCGACGTGAACGTGTCAAGCAATGCGGTTGCCTGAGTGCCGGTCAGGTCTTCGACTGCTCCTGTTCCGGCAGTTGTCCGGCCTTTAAATCTTGCAGTGGCTACGTCTGCGAGTTTCGCATTCGTTACGACTCCGTTGTCGATCGTCCAAGTTGCTCCGGACGCGGAGACTGTTATGTCACCTTTGTCTCCGTCCGATATACCGCCGCCACCTGCGGGAGCGGCCCACGTTCCGTCGGCACGAAGAAAGTTTGATGTCCCGCCAGCGGATGCTGGGGCAAGCCCTTTTAGAGTTGATGTAAAAGTGTCGAGCAGTGCGGTCGCTTGCGCGCTGGTCAGGTCTTCAGGCGAGCCACTTCCAGCCGTTGTCCGGCCTTTGATTGTGGCGGTTGCAACGTCTGCGAGTTTCGCATTCGTTACGACTCCATTGTCGATTGTCCAAGTTGCTCCTGATGCGGAAACTGTAATGTCGCCTTTATCTCCGTCTGAAATCCCGCCGCCGCCGGTGGATGGTTGCTGGATGTTTGCGCCAATCATGCGAGTAAGATCAAAGCGTTTTTCTCGGTGGGTTCGGGGAATTTGATTTCAAATGACCCGTCGAAAACCGAACGGTCAGCGCCGAAATTCAACGCGCAGATCACGGAGTTATTTTTCGATGCGTTGTAGATGATCGCGCCGTGAGCGGTAAATGATGCGCGGTCGATCTTCAGATCGTTGAACGTCACGAACGCGCTGCGGCCTGCCATGCCGTTCTTGAAGCCTGTGAGCACGTAGCCGCCGCGATCGTAGCCCGGCCCGCTGACTTCGCCCGCTTCGGTGTAGTGTGCGAGTTCCGGCCCTATCGTCGCGCGGCTCGTATAGAGCGCGATCTTGTAGGTGTCAGTCGATTGGTGGATGCCGAGCAAAAATGCTTGCTTGGCTGAGAGTGCAATTCCTTGTGCGATCATTTTTTTGTTTTGAGTTGTGCGTAGCAGACTGCCGCGCGTTCGGTTGTATCTGGAAATTCTGCGAGCATGGTGTCATCGGCCATACAGCGAGCGACGAAATCCTTTTCAGACTCGCCCCCCGTAGGGGACGGAATGACAAACTCGGTCGAGCTTGGAAGCGATAGGCTGGCAACCCGTCCGTGTGCGTCACGTTGGAATTTCATGTTGAGACCTTTCTTGGCCGCTTCCTTTGCGGATATGCGCCGTGCCTTCGCCGCTGCCCATGTCTGGCCTGCGTCACCGCCCCACAATGCCCATGCAATGCGGCCTGCGGATGGAAACCCCTCTTCGCCTGGTTGAAAACCCTGCCCTTTCTTATCAACTTCGTGCCGTGAAAAATATGAGTGCATGCGCTTCACAGTTTCGTCTGAAAGATTTTCACCGTTTGAGATGTCGCGAGCGCGGGCGACTCCGACATTCGTCCCGCCGCGATTGTATTTCGCGCGCCATTCCAACCCCTTTTTGGCTTCGGCGATCATGCCGCCGGTCGGCTTGTTTTTGCCGTCCTCGAATTGCGAGGCTGCGGCCTGTTGCGGTGCGGGTGTCGGGGCTGGCTCTGCGTTCGTGATTTGGTTTGCGCTCGCTTCGTCCATTCCGAAAACGGTGCGGAGAATGATTCCAACCTGTTCGGGCGAAAGTTCGCCGCGTCCCAGTGATGCGAGGATTCCCGAGAGCGCATCCGTCCCGCCGATGCCGATGGTTTCGATGAGCGGAGCAACCTCGCCAATCTCAGGCGTAATGTCGATTGCCGACTCAGGTACCGAATCGGAAATCCGGCTGGCTTGGATTTCAAATTCCTGCCCGAGTTCTTTAATCATGCTGGCCTCCTTCGCCCTTGCGCGGAGTGCTTCTTCGTAGTCCTCGCCTGCGTCTGAGTAAATCTGACCGGCTGTCTTGAGTCCCGCTTTCCAAAGCGCAATGTCGGCAGTCGCTTCGCGTCCGTAATCGATGCTGACCTTCGCGGGCCAACACCAACGTCCGTCCAGCAAAAACTCCGAGTCGTCAATCTCCCCACGCGCGGCGGCGTCGAGAAGCACGATGTTCTTGATGCGGTTAAGAAACTGTGATTCGAGAAGCCCGCGCCAACGCGCAAAGGTGCGCTCGGCCATAGCTGCTTCCATGCGGGCCATCGGACCGCTCTTGTCTGCGTCGAACGCGAAGCCGTAGGGCAACCCGACTGACATGCAAATGTGCGACTGCACGAGCCGGATGAACTCGCCAAACGCTCCGCCCGGGCGTTCGCTTTGGAACATTTCCATCTTCTCGCCAGGCGAAAGATAATTGATCGCGCCGGGGTCGATGTTCGACAGCTTCTCGGTTTGCCCGTTGTCATTCCGTGAACTGGTCGCGAAGTAGTCGGATGCGTCCGCCGATCCGTTCTCGGTGGTGATGACGCCGGTCTGATAGCTGGCATACTTGATCGCTTGGATCTCGGCCTTCAGCGCCTCTTGCAAGTCGCGCGCGGCGTTGAGCGCCGTGGCAAATGCTGACCGCCCGCGATATTCGTCCAACCTTGTGGCGTCGAATAGGTGGATGAACTCAGCGGCGTCGATGTCGGTCGAATCAATATATTGGTTGTTTATCGTGCGGACGTAGATTTGATATTTCTCCGGCCTGCCGTATTCGTCCAGCATGATGCCCCCGATGTATTTGTCCGAGTCGATCAAACGATTGTAAGGCGATCCGATGCGGTCGGCTTCCACGCTCTGCAAGCGGAGTTCTCCGGCTTCGCGGACGATCACAAACCCGCAGTCGCCATCGCGAAGGATGGCCATGACTGCGAGCTGAAGCAGGGTCGTAAAATCGTGCCTCCGTAGGAAATCGCACTTGCTGCACCAGTCGGACCAGTATCGCTCAACCTGTGCGTCGAGGTCTTTGTTTCCGGTGCGGGCTTGGTAGGAGAGTCGGCCCGAGACGTAGGTGGCAAATTTCAGTAGTAACGAGCGAACCGGTGGGAAGTTATCGGCAAGATCGCGAGCCGCGCGGATGAGCTTGTAACGCTCGGCGGTGCCGCTTGTGTCTTCGCCTCCGGCAATGTTGCGCGAGATCCCGCGTTTGCTGGATTCCAACGCCGCGTCGAACCGCCCGAAGTTGCGCAGGCGGTCTTGCGCTATCATGCGGGCCATTGCCGCCTTCGGTGCGACAACTGCCAAGGCGCGAGTGAAAAAGTCTTGCTTCATACTAGGGGCGCTGTGTCGAAAAAACGGTGACGGTACGCTTCACTCTCGAACCACTTGCGTATTCGATTGCAGATTGCAACTGCCCGACGATATTGGAAACCTCGGTCAAATTCGCCCGAGTAAACGACCGCCCTGCGATGCTGTAACTCGCCCCCGCAACGGCGATTGCCTCAAGGCATGCGATATATTTTTCCTGCAAGCTCTGAAGAGTTGCAAGTGGAAGTCCGAAGAAAGTGGAATTTTGCGCCATCCTTGGGCGCGGGTGTCAAAGAAGCCATGCGATAAACTTTCCCCTGCTCATCGTTCCTCGCTGAATATCGAAATCCCGCCAGACCTCGGTTGGCATGGAGACAGATTTCGTGACGACAGTCCGCCCCTTGGCGTTGGCGTTCTTCTTGCCTGCTGGGCGACCCGCGCCTTTGCGCGGTCCGCCGTGGGTGGTGGGCTTTTTCATTGAGCGTTGCGCATATCACGGGCTGCAAATGCCTTTGCGATCTTGGCGGGGAGATTTGAATAACGTGCGGGGAAAGCTGCAATCCATTTCTCAACGGTATTTATGGCTTGAAATCGTTGGCTGATAAACTGGCTTCCTTCGGTGGTGGTTTTGATTTTCATTTTTTTGATTTTTTTTAGTTAGTGGCGCGGGGATCGAACCCGCGCCGGTTTGAGTTTTTAGGCGAAACAGGCGCGAATCATTTTAGAAGACCATGGCCCCATCGCGCAGGGGTCGCCGTGAAATTTGATGAACCATTGCAAGCGTGTTTTGTATTTTCTGCCCATGGGAGTGATCCCGCTTTGACGCTCGCACGTTAAAATGGCGCTTCTGTTTTTGAGTTTTGTCTCAATGGATTTTTTGCAAACTTCAAAGGGGCCGTAGTTTTTTGTAGTTGTTGTCATTTTTTATTTTGGTTTTTTGGTTTGGTTTTTTGTTTTCGTCGTCGCCGTGGTGGCTTCGATCTGGAATGACTATCTCACGCATTTGATTTTTCGTCAACAATTATTTTTCAAGAAAATGAAAATAATTTTTACCGCCCGCAGAGCCGCATGAACACTAGCGCGGCGGGCGGAGACCAATTTCGTGACGCCAAGAAAATGGTCACTCCCCAATCGGCAAAACTCCCGCGAGCATAGCGGACGCAAGCGCGATGCACTCGCAGTCGAATAGATGGTTCGGCCTGCCTCCGATCCGCACCCAGCGCGATTCCACCTGTTTTGTCTTGGAGTTCACGATGTCCTTTTTCATTTCGGAAACCATCTGCGCTCGGTAGTCCGTGGACGCATCCCTTGGAGTCTCCCACTTCGGCATAGCATCCGGCTGGCGGATTGCGGCCAGCTTGTCCTTGATCTTTTCGTTCGAGTAAAAAAAGTAGAACGCCCTGAGATTGTCCGATCCGGCGACGGCCGTCTCGATCTTGGACACGAATTTTTTCACGCGCCGCCCGCTCCCGTCCACATGCGAGAACCCATCCTGCCCCGATCCGTGCGAGGCCGTCCACCCGTTGCGTGCGCAGCGTTCGTAAACAAGCGGCGTGTCGTAGCCAGCGTCAACCACCACGCTTCGCGGAGTTACGTTGTATTGAAACTGTAGCGATTCGATCGTTTCCCAAGTGAGGATTTTTCCCTCTGACAAAAGTCTGGAAGATCCATCTGCGCGAAATGCGCGAACGAGATGCCAGAAGTGATCGCGCTGTTTGTCCACGAGGAGAAATCGTCGATGCTCGCCGTCGATCTTCTGCCCGTCGAGGAAGTCGCTCTTAGCGTAGTCGCCGGCTGTAATCTCCGGAAGGTCGGAAACGATCTCCTCTTGCCACGTCTGCGCCTTGCGCTTTTGGATGAATTGTTTCAGCGGTTCCAGATTGCCGTTGCCCTTGGCTTCGCTGGCTTCCAAAAATTCTTTCACAATCGAGAACCACGGTATCCACCAGACGCCGTAGGCTGGCACTTCAAACGAGCGATGGCCTCGGACCGGATTCGGATTGAGTGAGCGAAAGCTCGCGCCGGTCGAGAGTCCCCTGCGCACTGCGGCGGTGTCGGGAAACTGCGTTTTGCAGTGCTCGCACTCCATGCGCACCGAATCTTGCACAGCGTCCCAGAGCATCTCGCCCGCTACGTTCTTCGGCTGCTCAAATTTGATTGCGTCGAATGTGTACCGCTGCCACGCCTTGCAATGCGGACACGTCCAACCCCAGACTTCGCGTGTTCCGCTGTCCCACTCATGTTCCATCTCATCCGTGCTGCCGCCGCCTTGCGAGCATAGGAACGTCTTGCGGTTCCAGCGGTCGTGATGTCGAGCTTTCAGCTCTTTAATCATGCCGTCCTTCCAGCGCCAGACTTCATCGCCGATGCAATACCGCATGGATTTTTCTTGCAAGTTTGTCATGTTCGCACCGCCAGCAAACAAGACCATGTGCGGAAAGAAGATCGTCGTTTTGCGGAGCGCGTGCCGGTCTTCAGGGAACAATGCGCGAACGGGTTCACACTCTTTGAAAATCGGAAGCAGGCGCGACTCCGTCCAGTCCTTCACCATGTCGTCAGTCTGCCCGACGAACAACGTCGGCCCAGGCTTCTGTGCGACGATGAAGCACGCGAGGGTTTCCATCATGGTCGTCTTGCCAGCTCCGGTGCTTGCGCGGAGAAAGACCTGCGTGGCTTCGTCGTCTGTGACGGCAAGGAGAACATCGTTCATCCACGGCGCAACCGTGCGGTCAAAGCGGCTCGCGCGGTCTGAGTTCGGAAAGCGCACGTGAGCCTCGGCCCAGTCGAGGATCGTCCCGTCATAGGCGAGCTTTATGCCCTCGGCTGTGCCTGCGCATTTCGATCCACTCATTTCATTCCGAACATTGATTTCAGAGCCTCGACCTGACCATTTGGTTGATCCCGACGATATGATCCGTCCGGCTCCTCTTCCCCGTCGAAATAAGCCACGTCCCACGTCGTATCAAACATCTTCCGCAATCCGCGCGCGGTCATTGTCACGTTGCCGTCACCAGCAAATGACGGGTTGCGGTCGGTGTAGATTTTCCAGAGTTGTGAGCGGGTCATGATTTTTCGAGTTCGTCTTTGATTTCGGATAGAATTTGCTGCGTCCGCTCGTGCAGTTTCTTCCGCAAGGTCACTTCGTCGAGTCCTGCCAGCGCCCCGCTGGCGTCGTTCACCAAAGCCGCGAGCTTGGCGGTGAATACGGCTCCGATGCGGATGCCGTCTTCGCGGACTTGCGCCTTCGGCTCGAAGTCGCCCTTCAAGATTGCAAGTTGCATTTCCAACTTCTCGCATTCGAGTAGAGCCTTCTTTGTCCGGGCTTCGTTGTAGTCTGCCGGTGTGCGCTCTTCCAAAAACTTTTTGCGCCAGGCTGTCGCCGATTCCACGCTGTCCATCGGCATTCCTTGCTTAATCATCTTGGCGACGTTCTGTTGCGTCATGCCCCACAGCTCCGCGAGTTCGGCCTGCGTAAAAGGTTTCTTTTTTGTGCCTTTTTCAGCCTGTTTTTTACAACTAGGCATTTTTTGCTTATTCATAGGAGAGTTCCGAGAGTTTAGTTACC